CTTGGGTTGATCCTCAAATCTGATTAGCTCCAGCTCCGTATCGACGGCTCCGAGCAGGCTGGAATGGCCTCGCAGCCCCTTTGCCGCATCCTTTCCTGAGTGATGGATAACCAGCAGCGCGGCCTGGAATTCCTCCTGCAAGAAGCCGCACGAAGTGATGAAAGCCCCCATGTCCTCGCTGGAGTTCTCATTGCCACCGCCGAAAGCTCTGGCTAAGGTGTCAATGACGATCAAGTCCACCTTGATCTTTATCGCATCCGTCAGTTCCTTAATGGCATACATCAGGCTTGAGATGTCGTCTGCGCTGCTCCTCAGATTGATCTGGTGGCGCAGGAAATAGATCGGGATGCCCTGCTCGATCTGGTGGTGGATGCGGCAGGCTTTGATCCTGGCCCCGATGCCGCCGTGGCCCTCGCCAGCGATATAGATAACAGCTCCGTTGTCCGATGGCTGGGCTTGCTGGCCCATCCACTCGGCATCGCGGGCAATCGCCGCCGCAATGTCGAGCGCGATAAACGACTTGAAGCTGCCTGGCGGGCCGTACAGCGCAACGAAACCCTTCTTAGGGATAACCCTATCAACGAGCCACTCCACCGGCTCGTCCCTGATGTCGTCCCATGCTTCCAGCGTCATGGTTCTGCGCTGCGCCTTTTGCTCCGCATCTGGCGCTGTGGTGGCTGGTTGCGTTGGCTCTTGGATCGCTGGTGCGGTTGCCTCTTGTGGCCTTTCCTTGAGCCGCTCGGGCATCGTGATCTCTTGCTCCGATGTGATCGGGGCTTGCCCCTTGACCAGATCGGCGAGATCCTGCCGCGTCTTGCCTTGAAGGTGTATCCACTCATGGGCATCGTCGCCCAAATCATCGCCGCCAAGGTCAATGACCCTGACCGACTTCGCCACCGGCAGAATCTTTGCTGCTGCCTTCTTCGCGTATTTCCATCCAGGCTGGTCGTTGTCCGGCAGGATCACCACGTTTGCGCCTTGGAAGTACTGCGTGATGGCCTCCGGCCATGACCCGCTTCCAGCGTGAGACGTTGTAGCGACCGATCCGAGGCTGATGATCGCGTCTGCCGCCTTCTCGCCTTCCGTCAGATAGACGTAACGGCCTTTGCTGATCGCATCGAGCAGCTCGGGCAGCTTGTACGGAACAATCCTCGCGTCACCGAGAGCCGCGTGCCTGCGGCCTGCCTCGTCAACCTTGATGAGCTTGTAGTCCTTGCCCTTGCTGTCCGTAGTCTTGTACCGCTGCTTGACATACAGGACTACGCCCTCCTCGTCTGTGTACTGCCACTCCTGCTCAAGCTGGCGGCTTGCTGCGATCTGCGCCATCGGCTTGATGAGCGACAAGGGTTCCGGCCTTTGCTCCAGCTCGGGCAGCATCTTTAGCTCTCGCATCGTGGCGAACACTGTGTGCTGATCGCATCCCCCGTGACAGTGGAATAGCGGTTTACCGTCCGTGCCATCACTGATTGACAGTGAAGGGTTCTTGTCTCCGTTGCCTCTGCCGTGGCCTGGTACTGGGCAGCTCGCAAGCCACTGCCCATTTACCTTCTTGGCGTTGCCAAGCGTTTTTGCTATTTCTTCGGCTTGCATTTATTTATCTTCCTGTAAGGAATCTCCACGCTGTTGCTGCGCACAGTGGGACTTGTCCATTACCAATGGCTTTAAGTCTGTCCACCCTAGCGGCCACCCCATTAGCCACTCGACCCACGTTGGGTTCAACGGCCCACCAGCTAGATCCGGCATTTCTTTCCGAACCCAATTTTTCGATCCACCCCACTCCTGCATCGTCCCACCCCATCTTGGACTTCCTGCATTCGGTGTCGGCCACAGTTTCACCGCTGATGCCAGCCCCATCCCGCTTGTTGCACTTGCGCCAGGACGGTTGTAATTCCCGCATACCGTTGGAGTGGGCCAATATCCAGATTCTGTCCCTCTGGTGATTGGCTCCAACATCGGCAGCTCCCATAACAGTCCATCTCGCGTCATACCCGAGCGCGGTAAGGTCGCCAAGGACTCGCTCAAGTCCTCGATGAACGAGCATTGGGCTGTTTTCCACGAAGACGTAACGCGGTCGTACTTCGCCAACCACCCGCGCCATTTCGTGCCACATTCCTGATCGCTCTCCGTCGATTCCTGCTCCGCGTCCTGCTGCACTGATGTCCTGACATGGAAAACCGCCAGATACGACGTCAACAATTCCTCGCCAAGGTCTTCCGTCAAAGGTTTGTATGTCATCCCAAATCGGGAAAGGCGGGAGAAAGCCGTCATTCTGTCTGGCGGCAAGTACGCAAGCTGCGTATGGCTCCCACTCAACGGCGCAGACAGTTCGCCATCCGAGTAGTTTGCCTCCAAGTATTCCTCCACCAGCGCCTGCGAAAAGAGCCAGCTCATTCATTTCGCCTCTTTACTTTTTTCAGAGTCAAAAAAACCGGGACCATCTGGCCCCGGCCTCCTTATGACTTGACGTCAAAACATCTCGTCATCATCACCATCGACCGCCCGCTGCGCTGCTGTCTTCGCCGCAGGCGCACTAGCGGGAGCAGGTGCTGGTGCCGGTGCCGGTGCTGGAGCTGCCTCCTCCACAGCGCCCATACCAGCAGGCCGAGCGATCCAATCGACGACCACGAACTGCGGGATGCGGGTTGTGCCCTTGCCGATCTTTTCCATCTTGCTGCCTTGGTACTCGCATACCGGCAGAAGGGAGGCGTTGAGCGGCAGAGCCTTGCGCTCCTCCATGCACTTAACGTAGAGCTGCTCCAGTCCCATGTTGGGACCGACGCCGTTCGACGACCACTCGCAGGTGCCTAGCTGCTTGTTGTAGAACGTGACGGTGAAGCCGCGCTTGTGCTCAGGTGAAGGTTGAGCACCCTTGCGACCAATAGTCTCGTCGGGTTGCCAGTCACGCACACCCGTGCCGAGCAAAAGCCAGCCGGTCTTTACGTTGTCGATGTCGAAGACAACTTTCTTGAGCTGAACTTCAGCGCCCTCGCTGTTTGTCCAAGCATTGGCCTGTGGTGAAAAGCGGATGAAGTTTGCATTGCCGCCGCCAGAAGAGAGATTTAGCATTTCGCGTTTCGCTTTCAAAGGTTAAGGTTGACCCGGTGAACGGGCATTATTGACGCAGGGATGCGTCTCTTGCAATGGTGACCCCCGAACTTTCCTTTATGGTCAGTTCTTCAAGGATCGCCCTTTGCTCTTTCGGCAGCATCTTTTCAGCTTCTGCCGGTGATACGAACTCAGTAATAAATAGGCTATCTAACTCAAGACCAGCATCCAAAAGTGCTTGCCTTGTTTTCGCAATGTCCTTCCACTTGCGCGTGCCACGCTTGGGCGCGAGCTGCCAGCCAGGCAGCGTGCCCCCGCCCTTCATGCGCTCAAGGGCGTGCTTGCGCAGCGCGTCGATAAATGACTCGACGACAGGTGCCCGATCAAGCAGGCTGCTGACCTGCTCATCGGTCAGCGTCACCATCACCGACTTAATCTCCTCCTTCGTCATCGCGGTGATGTTGGGCTGCGCCTCAATGACTGCAAAGGACTCCTGCTGCGCAGGGCATGTCAGCTTCGCTGGGCACCACTGGCAGGCTTTGTCCGACGGCCTGGGCTGGCAGTTCGGATCAATCGCTTCCGTGATCGCAGGCAGGAGAGTTTCCTGCTCCCACTTCCTGAGACTGTCGATGCTCATAACGTGAACCCGCACACCGCCAGTTCTCGGCTGGTTGATGTGCAGCTCAATGATCTCAATGCCTTGCGGCTTGAGCGTCTTGAGCGCCGCCAGGGCGTATATCTTAAGCTGCTCGTTGTCCTCGTCGACGTAGCCAGCGCCGGTCTTCAGATCCGCGATGATGAGAACCTTCTTTGTCTGCGCCACGCCGATGACATCGGCAGTTCCACGCAGCGTGACCTGATCGTTCTCAAGGTACGACACCTTCGCTTCGATCTTGACGTTGTACCTGCCGACGAATTCCTCGATGTCCCTGATGCACTGCACATGCTCTGCGGCCATCTCGCAATGCCATTGCGCGAGCTTGACGCCTTCGACGGTCGCGCCGATATGCGATAGCGGGTCAGAGTCGAACTGATAGCAGTCCTCCGCGAGCGCGTGAATGGCAATGCCAGCTTGCGCCGCGTCACCTGCTGGCATTGGCGGTATGCCTTTGGATAGCCTTGCGCTGGCCGGGCAGGCGATCCAGCGATCTGCTGCTGATGGGCGTAGCTCAATCACGTTTTTGCTCCTTTTCACGCGCTGCCATGTACTCGTCGGTGAGAACGTGATAGACCAGGCTGCGCACCTCGTTGCTCACTGCCCAGCCAAGGTCTTCGCGGTCAAGCAGACGGCGCAGAAGCTCCGTCTTTGCGATGCTTGCTTTTCGCTCTGCGTCCAGTTGCGTGCCGAGGAAGATGATGTGATTCCTCATCGTTTGGCGTTCGTCGTCTTTGATCTCGTCTCTCATTTGCGTCCCCTTTTCGTTTCGCTCTCAGTTCGATACGGCCTCGGGCAATCCTCTGGCGGCACCACCACGCACCAGACGGCTCTGTGCGTTCGGCTGTTGCTTCCATTTGTCCATCGGTCGATGTAGGAGTCCGGCATCTGTCTGAGGATGCGCGACAGATGCGACTGATCTATTGCTGGCACCATGTCCAGGATTTCGTTGACGGTAAGGCCGTCACTGAACTCACGCAAAAGCTCCCGCACCTGCCTGACGCGCTTGCTCGTCTGCATCTATTACGCCTTCCTTTCTGGGCAGTCGCGCCCCTGCCTGCATTTGCCGTTACACGGCGGGCATGCGTCTGATGTGAATGCTTTGCGGATAAGATCGGCTGCTTGGTACGGCTCGGCCTCGTATGCGATGTCGGCGCAGCGATCTGCGACAAGGGCGGCAAAGCGTTCAAGGCTTTTGTCGTATTCGCCAACACCTTGCGGCATTGTGTACATCCCAGCCTCCCGCGCCATGCGGGTGATGTCTTCTTTCATTTCAAAAACCTCACGATCTGCTCGTACACGCCGTTGCGGGCGCTGTTGTCTGACTCATACTTGTTCCACCCTGCGTAGCGCATCTCTGTCTCTGCGCGGCGCAGCAGGTCAAGCGCACGATCACGCTCCTCAGACAACTCCTTCATCACCTCAATGACTGCTTGCTCGTGCTTGAGCAAGATGGCGCGGATCATCTCCATCGGCGTTTCAATCATGGCAACCGCTGCGGCTTTGACTTTCTCATCGTCTGTCTTTGCCTTGGCAATGGCTTCCGCGTGTAGTTTGCTTAATGGCTTCATGCTGCATACCCATCTGTAATGACTTTGTTCTTCGCCTCCTCCAGCGCACCGATCAGCATGAGCCGGTCAGGCACTGTCGATGTCTTGATCTTGAACTGGCCCCGGTCTTTCCAGAAGCACAGCACGATCACAGAGTCTGGCTGCTCATCCGCAGCCTCGTTCAGCACCGCCTTGGCCTGCACCTTGTGGTGGTCAGGGATCGTCAGGGTTTTGAGCTTGCTCATGTGTTCTTCTCCTTGAGCTTGGCTTTTGGCTCATAGGCGCAGGCTTCTTCGTAATCCAGCACATCCTGAATGCGATAGCGGATCAAACCGCCTAGCTTGAGGTATCGACAGCCCTGCTTGAGTGATCTATCGCGCTCCAGCGTTGCTTCACTGATCTTCCAGCGAAAGGCAACTTCTTCCTGCGTCATTAGTTGTTCTGGTTCACTCATTGCGGTTCCTTGTGAACAATCACCGATGCGCCTGTTTCGGGGTCTGTGTATCTAGTTTCAGGATTGCACCAGCAGGGCGATCCATCTGTCACGTGCTGACGCTGTGCTGCGGGTGGGGTGGTGTAGAGCAACTCAACGCCATTGCCCTGATAGGCCAAGTCTTCCCAGTCAATTTCGTGGTGGAAATACAGGTCGCCATCAATGACACACGCCACCGGCTCCTGCTTCTCAGCCTCTGCGATGGCGGTGCGCAGGGCGTTTGCTGCATCGATTGCAACTTTATGCGGGTACATGGTCACAATCGGGCCGCCGTCTTTAGGCTTCCTGACTTGCACCCTGGTTTCAGGGTTTTCATAACGGGCTAATGTCTCCAGCGCCTCCAGCGCCTGCTTCATTGCTTCGATACTCATTTGCGCCCCCTCTTCTGGCGGTACTTAATCATCTTCGGCATCTCGACGGTCATCTGCTTGGGGAGCGCCGCGAGATGGGCTGCCGTGCGCACCGAGTAGGGCAGCGAAGGCTCTACACCGGCAAGGCGCTTCTGATTGACAACGCGGCTGGCTTGATATGCTGCACGCCGAGACGTCTCAATGTCTTTGAGGCTGATGGTTGGCTTGTAGTTGCGCCAGTCAAAGGGATCATTCATTGGGTGATGCCGACTTTTTGTAAAGAGGTACTGGAGGAACATGCACATTGCCGGGTTTATTCCAGCGCAGATATTTAAACCCGACTCCGTTCTCGCCGATCCAAGCAGCAGGAGCCACTTCAAGCGAAATCTGGTTTTGCTTTTGCACCGACTGATTGGTGCGCATCGCGCAGGCCCAGCCAGCCATAGCGCCACGATTGACCGCCTCCTCAATGACGCGGCGCATATCGTCAGCCGTCAGGACGCCTACTGCATTGGCTGGCGGTGACATCTGCTCGACGATCTCCTTAACTGACTCCTTGAGGCTCATAGCGCCCCCAGCAGCAGCGCAGTGAGCAAACCGATCATGACCACGATGCTCACGCAGATGACGACTTTATCTGCCGTCGTCATCGGAGTGTACGGCTCGCTGATTGCGCCGCGAGAGTAAGGGCCGAAGGCTTCTTCAAGGGTGCGCGGGTGGCGACGGGGTGATTCCATTTTGTATCTCCTGGTTGGTTGCTGACGACTGGATCATATCACGCTTGACTTCCTTGTTAACTCCCCCACACTTTAGTCGGATATTCAGACCCTTAGAATTGACCCGGAGCCAGGGCAACTTGGCTCGGCTGCGGCGTCTCCCCGCAGTTGCCATGCCCTTTGGGCGAGGTTCGCGCCTCGCCCTTTTTTTGCCATGCCATTTGACGCATAAGTCATTTGCCCGATACAATTCTACGCATGACAACTTACGCCCAGCAAGCGATTTCTGAAATAAAGCTCAAAGCCGAGTCGGCTGGCTTTAGGCTGTCTGACGTTTGCCGCATCGCCGAGATCGACCAAGCGCAGGTCAGCCGCTGGCATAGCGGTGCCACCGAGCCGCTCTACGGGTCCGTAAGGCGGCTAGAGGCATCAGTTGATGCCCTGATAGCCGCTCGCCTCAAGAAAATCTCTGGAAGCCTAGACGCAGCCGCGAAGGCATGAGAACCATCGGCATCG